AAAGATTTCCTGAAAAATTAGAAGAAAAATTAGATTACTATAACTCTAAATATTTTACACCACCTCTTCCAAGTAGAGAAGTATTAACAATCTTTAAACAAGTAGAGGATAAAAAATATTTTTATCGCTGTGAAGAACCAATGTTTAAAATTGTATGTGAAAAAATTAAATGTCAATCTCAGAAGTTTGGCATAGGAAACTCAGCAACCAATGAAATTAGTGGACTAAAGAAATGGGAATCAGATAATCCTATTTATGAATTAACACACAATGGTAAAGTTATTATTCTAACGTTAGATCAATTATCAAGTCACGCTGAATATCGTAAAGCATGTATAGCGCAGGCGAACGAAAGCCCGCGTCCCATGGCTCCTGCTATTTGGTCGGACATGGTAGACAGTTTACTAAAAAATATGCAAGCCGATGATTTTGTACAACTTCCAGGAGAGGTAACAGCAAAAGGTCAATTCTTAAATCAATTACAAATATTCTTAGAAAATAATAAGGGAGCAAAAGACAGACAAGATGTTTTACAAGGAATGGTTTTTGAGCATGAGAAAGGATATTTCTTTTTTAAACCGCAAGCATTTAGAGATTTTTTAAAAACTAAAAGATTTGCTAAAGCATCTGACTCTGAACAATATAAAATGTTTGCAGAGTTTCAAGGCAGCACAGCAAAATTTAAAGTAAATAGTAATTCCGAACATTGTTGGAAAATACCAATAGGAATTTTAGAATCAGAATATAAATTAAGTAAGAAAGACTTTAGTGAGGAGGAGGCGTATTAATGAGACATTTAGATTTATTTAGTGGAATAGGTGGATTTGCTTTAGGATTAGAAGCAACACAAAAAATTAAGACAGTCGCTTTTTGCGAGATAGATAAGTACTGCACAAAAGTATTAAACAAGAACTGGCCAGAAGTACCAGTATACAAAGATATAAAGGAGCTAACATATGACAAACTCAAAGCAGATGGAATTGATTCCATCGACATCATCACAGGTGGATACCCATGCCAACCCTTCAGCATCGCTGGACTTAAAAAAGGCGTTGAAGATCCGAGACACCTCTGGCCAGAGTATTTTAGAATTATCAAAGAACTCAGACCGACTTGGGTTATTGGAGAAAACGTTAGTGGACACATTAAACTTGGTCTTGACGCCGTACAAGAGGACTTGGAAAGTCAAGGCTACTCTCTCAGGACGTTTAGTGTTTCAGCTTCTAGCATCGGGGCGAACCACCAAAGGGAAAGAATCTGGACAGTGGCTTACTCCCAGCGCAACTATGATTCACAACAGATCAAAAGAGTCAATGGAGAAGAGATTAGCTTACAGAAAGAGCATAGGGAGAACGACAGTACCACCAGGAACTCTAGCGGAGCAAGTGCAATACGGGAAACCCGTAACGAACATGCCGATGTGGTCCACTCCAACAGCTTTCGATCGCCACAACATACAGAAGCCACGGAAGAAACATCCAGGAGGGGGACAGAAACCTCCTTTGTGTCAACAAGTGATGTGGAGAACGCCAGACGCCGCAGCTGGAGGGAGCAATTTACCAGGGATACAGAAAGCACTGGACCAGGGACATCTGAAAAGACCGAGTGGTCAACAAATACAGATACGTCTCCAGGACCAAGTGAAAGAACCGAGACTATGGCCAACGCCTCGAGCATCGAAAGCAATGTCGGAGAAGACATCCAACATACAAGCACGGGGAACGGACAGGGGCAAACTGGAAGAGAGAATAGCTCTGAAGAGTCAGCCCAAAATTGGTGGAACCTTGAACCCGACGTGGGTAGAGTGGCTGATGGGGTACCCGACAGGACACACCGACTTAAATCGTTAGGTAATGCTGTCGTACCACAAATACCTTATTACATAGCACAATCAATCTTGGAGGTTATGAATGCATAGACATATAGTCATTGGTCCTCCAGGAACTGGGAAGACAACATTTTTAAAAACAAGAGTACAGGATTTAATTAGATCGGGATCATGTTCTTCTAGTGAAATTGGATATTTTAGTTTTACGGTCAAAGCTGCAGAAGAGATACGCGATAGAGTCATGGATAAGGAAGAGTTAAGTAAAGAACAAATGAAAATTATGTTTCCTTATTTCTCTACACTCCATAGTTTAGCGTATAAGAGATTACAGTTACGACAATCGCAGATCATGGATGATCATGACTACGAGGAGTTATCACGGCTCACGGGACACCAGTATGTTAATAAAATGCGTAAGGGTAATGGCGTTGATATATCAATGCCAACAGCGAAGAGTGAATATCAAGACATTATTAATTTAGCATACGCTAAGTATCCTAATGATGATGACAGACTTCCTAAAGTGTTTAGAGAAACGACGCTCAATAACTACGGCGCACGGAACATGATCGAGCAAATGGATTTAGACTTGCGTAAGTTTAAAGAAGACAGAGATAAATATGAGTATGTTGATTACTTTGTTAACTTTATTAAAAAAAGAAACGCACCGCAGTTAAAATATTTATTTATTGATGAAGCTCAAGATTTATCCGCTCAGCAATGGAAAGTTGTTGATATGTTACAACAAGAGTCAGGAGCATTGGAGACATGGATAGCAGGTGATGATGATCAAGCTATATTTAGATGGGCAGGTGCAGACATTGAACATTTTATTAGTATGGCTAATGATGAGAATAATACAATAAAACCTTTAACACAATCTTACCGTATTCCTGTAAGTGTACACACTTTAGCCACAAAAATAGCACAGTCTATATCAAGAAGAATACCAAAAGAATATAAGCCAAGAGATGAAGAAGGAAAAAGAAAAGTATTAAATATCAGACCTTTAAATCAGGGATTGAAAGAAGGTGACTGGCTTATTTTATGCAGAACGCATGAAATTGTGAAGCAGGTATCTGAATCTTTAGAATCTTACGGATGGTTATATAAGCGTTATGGCTCAGATGTGATTAGTTTTAGATTTTTAGAGGCTATCAGATCTTGGACAAAGCTGCAAAATGGTGAAAGTGTATCGGGTGTTGACTGTGATACAATTTATCATCACATGGATAGCACAAGGATAAAAAGAAACTATGGTGTATTCAAAGGTCAACCCGAAGGATTCTATGATTTAGCTACTCTTATAGATAAATACGGGCTAAGAGAGGATATAAAATTATCAAGTATAAGAACAGCAAGTGTGAAAGAAATAACGTGGTATGATATGTTAAATGGAAAAGGTTTAAAAAAAAGAATTCCCTATCTACGATCAATTATGCGTTCGGGAAATAAGTTAGATGCTAAACCTCGTATCGAAGTATCAACCATACATGCAAGTAAAGGAGGGGAGAGAGATAATGTTATGTTGATAACCGATCTATCTTTTGGTCCTTACAAGTCATCAACGGAAACACAACAGGGTAAAGACGATGAGGCAAGAGTATTTTATGTAGGTGCAACGAGAGCTAAAAAAGAATTACATATTGTTCACCGAACAGAAGGTCAGTATGAATATGAACCTATATTTTTTCATGAAAGGAATTGCGCATGATATCCCAGGAGTTATTAGAAGAAGCAAATAAACTTATTGGGGGCGATAGACAAACGGACTACGGAGATAAATTAACAAACCACGAAAACATTGCAGACTTTTGGTCTATATTTTTAAAGACTAAAGTTACACCGCACGATGTAGCCATCTGTATGGCCCTGGTAAAAGTAGCACGGCTCATGAACCAACATAAAAAAGATAGCTATATTGATATGGCAGCTTACGCTGCTATAGCAGGAGAGATAGAAACAAGAACGAATAAAGAAAACCAATCATTTGAATCCGAAGGGGAACGAAGGGGAAGAGAGACGGCAAACCGATTAAAGGAAACTAATGGCGAAAATAAATAGCATTAGAACACGCAGAGGAAGAAGTTTTTCTCCCGAAGAGGATAAGACGCTCATTGATTCTGTGGAAAATGGTATGACTCACGAGCAGATAGGACACGCTTTAGGTAGGACAGCTAAGTCTATAGAGAAAAGAAAGGGTAGAATTTCTAAAGGTGCAAACGGTCATCTCTATTCTAATAAATATTTAGCAGCGAAGACAAAATCAGGTAGTCGTCTTGGTGATATAACCGAGATTGACATGTGTTCTTATTTTATGAAAAAAGGATGGGAAGTATTTAGAAATATT